TGGTGGGCTGCTTCCTGCCTTGGACACAGGAATATGTAAAGAATGGTTTTATATTCCTAGATGAGTACACGCCAGAATGGTTTGCAAATTGTTTGTACATTTCCATCAGCGCCAGCTTTGGATATCGGATTGGTAAAGCCGGGATCGGAGCAATTGCAAAGAGGGGCGGCAAATGAATTTATCGAGAAACTTTACACTTGCTGAAATGTGCAAGTCACAAACTGCTGAGCGCAAAGGCATTCCAAACCAGCCCAATGATGAACAGATTGAATCAATGGTTATGCTTTGTGAGAACATATTGCAGCCAGTTCGCGATGAGTTTGGATCGTTCATAGTTTCATCAGGGTTTAGATCCCCAGAACTGTGTTTGTCGATTGGATCAAAAGTTACCAGCCAGCATGCGCGAGGTGAGGCGGCAGACTTTGAGGTGGCTGGCTATGACAACCATGACCTCTGTGTCTGGATCCAAGACAACCTAGTGTTCGATCAGCTCATTCTAGAATGCTACAACGGCGAGATGAACAGCGGCTGGGTGCATTGCTCTTATGCAGCAACAGACAACCGGTCTGATGTGCTTACTTACGACAGAACGAATGGATACAGAAAAGGATTGATCGCATGAGCCTCTATGACAACATGAATAAACGTAAAGCCGCTGGCACCAGCCGGTCAAAAAAAGACAGTACAGTTGATCCAAAAACTTACAGCAAGATGAGCCGCAAGGTTGGTGGCTTTGCAGAAAAGAAAAAGACGAAGAAGTCATACGCATAATTGGGTACGTTTTGGGTACGCTTTCGCTAAAGTAAGCAGCGTATAAACCGCCTTTCATGTGGCGCAAACCCGCAGAAAAGCTGCCCCAACACCCCTAAATATCGCCCTGTCACGCCGGAGGCCGCGGGTTCGAGTCCCGTCACTCCCGCCACATTTTCTTAAATAATATCAATAATTTATAAGCCCTCGGCCTTGATTGGCCGGGGGCTTTTTTTGCGTTTGGGTACGTTTTTGGGTACGTTTTGTTTGCATTGCTTGACACAATATGTCATAACTGATTCGTAAGACATCAGAAAAGGGAGCATGACATGTCTAAAAAAGTAGTCACAAGCTTGAAGGTTTACGAGCGCAAAGATCGCCCCGGCGTGTGGACATATGACGCGCGCCCAATAGGTGGCAAGAAGCCATCGTTCAAATCAAAACCAGAAGCTCAAAAGGCAATGGTTGAGGCCGTCAACAATTTCAATAACGGCACAATCGTTGCCCCGGTAAAGCCAACCAGTGTGCGATCAGCCGCTGACAAATTTATCAATGAGCAAGATGGCCGGGCTACTGCAAAGAAGATAAGCAAAGCTCACCGGGATGAGATTAAGCGAGGTGTGGAGTTTTGTTTGGGCATCCGCATCGATGGGTTTGTATTGGCAAAGCACAACATATCTGACCTGATGCAAACAGCGACTAGGGGGCCAGTGGGGCTTGCTATTATCTCTGGCATAGAAGCCGAACAAAAATCTAAAGCAACCGCTGAGAAGCGCGTCAAGGCTGTTAAGATGCTATTCAATTATGCAGTGACGCAAGGTTGGGGGCAGGTCAATCCGCTAGACAAAATGTCACTCAGCCTAGACGCTGATTTTACTGATGACCGCGCACCGCGCATCCAGCCAGAGATCATTCAGTCTGTGGTTGCAAGCTTGGATGATGAGAGCTTGCTGGTCAAAGCAATGGCGCTCACTGCGATAGCATCTGGCATCCGGCAGGGTGAGCTGCGCGCGCTGCCTTGGAGCAATGTCAACTTTGAGGATTGCACAATCAAGATTGACCGTGCCATCAAGCATCAATGCAAAGGTGTGGGCAAAACAAAAACTAAGCGCGGCAATCGTACTGTGCCAATCCCGGCAGAGGTGATAGCTGTTCTGCGTCAGCTCAAGGTGTCATCAAAACATTCAGCCGCTGACGATTTTGTTTTTGCTAACAATGCTGGCAGCTTTCAGACCAAGAAAACTTTCCCTAAGATTATGGATCGTGTGTGTGATCGTGCCGGTGTGCCAGTGATGTTGTGGGGTGACTTCAGACATTTCTTTGCCAGCGTCCAGATCAGTTCACTGGGTGAGGACTGGGGCGAGGTGGCTGCATTGATGGGCCACGCCAACAGCGCGTTTACTTACCGCCAGTATGGCCATTATGTGAAGAACGCGGAAAAGCAAAAGCAAGTGACCAGCGCGACAGCCGCTGCGATGGGCATATAAAAAGTGAGGGCTAGATCAGCCGCCATGAGGCAACCCGGTCTAGCCCTCTTTTAGAAGCGCTTGTAAGTTTCGGCCATATCGCTACGGCATTCTCCACTACCAAGTTTTTTTGCTTCTAAATACCAAGCAGCCTACGCCACCATGGCCGGGCTGCTTTTCTTTTTGCAGCCCACGCGGCTTTGATCTTTTTTGAATGTTCAGCGCGCTGCTTCTTTGTCCATGTCCTGCCCATCATCAGCTCCCTTCATGCTACGAATGCGATCAATCTCTTCGGCGGGTATCCACCATTTGCGGCCATCCCTGACGCTGGCCAATGTACCTTTCTTTAACAGGCGATAGGTTGCATCCCGCGTACCCGGTGTCCATCTGCCAAACAGCGCAGTGGCTGCATCGCGAACAGCAAGCAGGGCTGGGCCGGGGTTCCTATCCATTGCTAAAGCCCCCACCAAAACCACCGCCGCCTGATGGTGCAGCCGGGGCAGCATCATTGTCTTGCGGCTCTTCGTAAGGCTTGTTGGCAAAAATATTGACAGACCCCAGATCCTTGTCGTTGTTGTAATCATCATCGACACGCTGCTTGAATTTCACATTGAAGGTCAGGTCATGTTTGATGACCAAGTCGCGGATCTGGTCACAAGCTTGAAGCTTATCTGAATCAAACTTGTCTGCCTTTTTCGGGTTGACCCAGCAAGCCAGCTTTAGCTTTGCGGGTTCCCCGGCCTGACCCCGGATACACTCCATTTGAGTGTTATTGTTTGTGAAGGTTGGTCTGTTACTCATTTGAAGCTCTCCAATTTTTTGGTGTATTCAATGCCCACAGTGTTGTAAACATCAGGCGCTGCGGTTTCAGCCTGTTTTATAATTTCAGTGTTCTCTTTATCCCATTTATGAAGCTGCGCTTTGTTGGCGGTTTTGATTATTGCCAACGATTGATCAGCCCAGCCTTTCCAATCAAAGTTTGCTTCACCATCGTCATCATCATCGTCATCAAGCTCAGCAATCCCGGCGGCAAGGCCAAGGATGCCTTGCAGCAAATACCTACGGCCATAGCTCATGGCGCTGCCAAGCTTCTGGCAATGTGTCATGTCATCAACAATGAGGGGCCAAGCCAGATCAGGTGATGACCAGCTCACGCCGCTGCTATGCACAATGACCGGCGATATAAAATATTCATTGTTTTCTGTGCGGCGTACCGGGAATGAAATGCCAAGACCGTGATCAACCGCTGCTTTTTTAACCAGCGTCATCATCGAACCGATTGATGCGTATTGTGAGCGGTTACCCCGCTTGTCCAGCGTCATGGCGCTGTTATTTGCTTGGAATGCAACCAGTGCCGTTGCGATGGCCTCTGGCATGGCATTCATCGGCTCATCTCCATCATGCCAAGCATTGTCAGCAAGTAGATTGCAGCCGGTCTGCCAGCTACTGTTTTGCGCGTTGCTTCCGTTTTGAACACCAGCTTCAATTGCTCCAACTTGACCCGCGCCGGGCGGTAGCTGTTGCCGGTCATGCCGGTGGCGGTGCAACCTTCTTCATCAGTCAACCCGCGCTTGTCATGGGCTTGTAGCGCCTCAAGAACCTTCACCATGTTCTTGCCAAAGTTAGGCTTGATCTTGGCGGCTGACGCTGCACTGGTGGGGCTGTGGGCCTGATGCGGCGGTTCAATATCAAACAGATCTTGGATCATCGTTGTCACTTTCTTTTAGGGTTGAGTTGATAGCGTTGAGCAACACGCCACGCGCGATGGCATCGTTCTGCATTTGCTCAAGGATGTGCCGAATCCGGCGTAGTTCGATTTCTGATTCGGTTAGTCTTTTGCGTGTAAAAATTTCAAACATCAGGATCTCCAAATCTTTTGAGCGCGGTCTATAATTTCTGGTGGTAGATCTTTCCACACAAACATGTGATCCCACTGTGGATCACAAAGCTTCAACAGCTCTTCGGTTGTGTTGGCGGTGGCAAGTAGGCGTTCACGCCGCATGCAGGCTTCCCTGATGGCGGCAACCCCGGCATGAAGCTGATCCAGCTCTGGCTTAAACACGCGATAGCCAAGCCTGTTGGCGTAAACGATTGTCGGCCAGATGCCGGTGATGTGCCAATACCCGGCGATCTGCATTAGGTTTGGGAAGGTAATGTCTTTGGGCAAACTGCCAGCGCTAGGCTTGTCAGTGTGGGCTTTGGTATCCCACTTGGTCTTCAGCTCAACACCGCCCTCTTGGAAATCGCCATAACCAAGATAGGGGAGCTGCACATCATCAAAATTACCTTTGATTTTCTTTTGCCCGGTGATGCGGTTAGCGCCAGCAAACGCCTCGCGCAAACCATCAAGCGCATTGCTGCACACCAGCTCAAATTCAGTGTGTGTTGGGATGATGTCTTTTTTAGGAATAGATCCATCAGCGCCATAACGCACTGTGGTTTTGTGTTCTAACTCGCGCTTGTCTTTATCGGCATCACGCCAATCAGCGCCATGAAAGCAGTGCAGCTCATTAATAGCGTTTTTAAACGCATCAGCCGGGCTGACATCATTTACAGCAACATCAGTGCAATAGTTCTCAACGGCCCTTCCAGAGATCAATGGTGGCTTATCGCCGTTTTGTGGTTTGCCACGACTGTCTTTGTATACGCCGTGCAAATCTAGGATGCGTTGAGCTTCAGCCTTATCGCCTTTGGCCTCGCCAGCTATGACTGCCTTGGCATTCTCCAGCTCTGGCCTGACAACAGCTTTGTCAAAGAACGTAAAGCCGTCAGGCTTGCTTGGGCTTGAATGGTGATAGTAAGAGTGCCGGGCTGATTGCCTGACAAAGTCTTGTTTCTGTGGCTTAGAAAAGTTTTTAAATGACAAAGAACCGCTCCCAAGGTGTGGAACGGTTCTATCAGGCTATGACACTGAGTGTCAAGCGTTATGCTTGGAGCGCATTAATCTACGATTTTAAGGCCATCTGTTTTGCTTATATCAACAGGTTCATTCATACTTACCTGATAAAATTTTTCGTATTGCTCTTTGCGTTTTACTGACTGTGGTTGGACTAGCTTTTGATAATGTTTTTGAATAAATGGCGATTCGTAATCAACCATGACAACGGTTTCTAGTCGGCGCTGTTGGAGCAACCAAGCAATCGGCGCTGCCCATTGGATATCCAGATCGGTTAGTATTCTGTTTTCTTCTGGCACCCCGACAACATCTGTCAGCGTATAAAACTCGTTGTGGTGTTGCGGCCACAAGACGCCAGCCAGCATAACCCCGGCCTTGGTCATCACATAACATTGGTTCATTAGCGCATTTTGATCAATTTTATTGCCAGCCACAGATTCTATTTTAATCATCGTCAACGCATTGTGATATTGACGATAAGGACTACGCACATTCTGTTCTAGGTTCCAGTATATGCATGCCCAATCTTCATTATAATTTCCATGGACATGAATACCTTTTTTGAAAAAGGTCTTGTCGTTTTGGAAACGATTAATGAGCTTACAGTTTTGTGTAGCCGGGTCAGTATGCCAGACACCTAAGATTGGGATGGGTGGGCTGTTATAGGCAATCTCATGCGGTTGGCATTTAAGAATGCGCGCATAGTCGTCAACATCTTGCAGCGTCATGCTAATTTTAGAATGGATGCGGCGCGACACTGTCTCTGGCGTAACGCCCTTAGCCTCAGCGACATCCTTCTTTGACATACCAGCGATGCTGATCATTTCATCTAAATTGTTTCCCATGAACATAATGTAAGCTCCTGTAACACTTTGTGTCAAACCTGATTGTCTATACCTAATTATCTTGTCATCAACTGTCAAGCCTGATACTACAACTATCAAATAGATTGTGAGGACAGGTATGACGCTTGATCAATATCGGCAGAGCAAAGGGCTTAGTTATTCAGCGTTAGCGCGGGTTACCGGCGCTAGTCATGCGGCAGTGGCACGGCGCTGGTGTCTGCCATCAAGCCACAAGGATGCAAAGATCCCCAACCGCAAATTTATGATGCGAATCGTGAATGTGACTGATGGTGCCGTCCAGCCAACCAGCTTTTATGGCGTTGTATTTAATGACTGAGGATCAGCTCCAAGACTATGTCGTGCAGTGGCTTGACGCCTCACTGCCGGTCAATAGCGTCTTGCACCACAGCCCCAATGAAGGCACCCGGCATGTTTCTTACAAGCGCCGCTTAAAAAAGCTTGGCACCAAATGGGGCTGGCCTGATCTGGAACTGTTCATTGATGATGCCGGTTGGCTCGACAATGTAAAGCGCTTGCCGATCTTCATTGAGCTAAAGCGCCCCAAGGGCGGCAAGGTGTCCGACAATCAAAAGAAAATGCATGAAGAGCTGGGCGCGGCTGGCGCGCATCTTGTTGTGGCCAAGAAGCTGCAAGAGGTTGAGCTGTTCTTATCGCCGCTGATCAAGCTGCGTCAGACCGGGCAGGCCAATCTTGTAAAGCAGATCTGCGAGGCGGCTGGTGGTTAATCTCAGAGACATTGTGATCCCGGTGATCAGGCACCCTGATGTTGGTGTCGAGTACATGAAGGAATGCCCCGAATGCTTGGCGCTGGGTTGCTGGGAGTGTGATTACAGCGGCCATCGTCAATTAACGGAGGAGGAAGAAATTGCTGTGTACCAAATGTTCCAGCGACACCATTGTCAAAGACAGTAGGTGGCACGACAACAACACGATCAGGCGGCGTAGGGCTTGCCTCAAGTGCGGCTATCGATTTTCCACCAGTGAAGAGCTGTTCATCCCCATGCCAATAGCCAAGGGGCCAGCTCCGTTAAAGATGAAGTTCAAGACTGAATACCGGCAAAAGTTTGTACCAAAGCCGCCGGTCAAACCGGCTGAGCTGCACCACAAGGAAGACATTGAGCCGTCATTTGCGACTGAAAATCTTAGCGATGAAGAGCTAGAGGCGATGATCTTTGAGGGAAAGCTGCATGTTGATGATTGAAGAAGCGCTCATAGAGGCCGACAGAGAGCTGTCGAGGCTGTTGGAGTTAGGATTGGGGCCATTTGCCATTGCAGAGGCTTACAGCGTCCCTGTGCGGCGATTAGCGACAGATAACCAGCTTGAGGTTGATGAAACCCACCAGTCATTGCCGGAATACCTCAAAGGAAGCCCCGGCATCCTGACATGGGATTATTTGCGGTCAGCGCTGGCCGACAAGGTTATGGAGATTTGGATCAATGAAGAGAAAGAACAAGGTCAGGCATTTTTCACCGACAAAGGGCATGACAGAGAAATGCGTTGTATGCAGCAAAGAACATCAGATGAGCCAAGGGACATGGATTATATTGGGAACCGGGGATCTGACATGCAGCAACAACAAGTGCTGGAGAATATTGCATGACCGATCCACAAGATCTAGCGATCAGCGCATCAAAGATACTGACAAGCCGGGCAAAGAAGCTGGGGCCGTATCAGCCACTATACAAAGAACTGGCGATTAGGTGGACATTGGTGCTTGGCGTTGAGGTCACACCGGCTCAGACAGCCAGAATGCTTGTTGAGATGAAGCTGGCAAGGTGGAATGCCGGGTTTGATGAGGATCACGCAATTGATGCAGCCAACTACAGTTTCATAGCAGCGGCATTGGAAAGCGAATCGGAATGAGTTTTAAGAATTTTAAATTGGTAAATTTGCATAAGGATAAGCCTTATAAGGATAATCCTTTAATGGATAAGCCTTTTAAGGATCAGCCGAACCAATTTATTGATTTAACAGATAAGGATAATCCTCAACTCGCTTCGCTCGATTATACTGAAACCAGTAAATCATCAGATCAGGATTGTCAACAGGACAGATCAAGTGAAATACGCGACATGTTGAGTACGATCACCAAAAGGACAAATCAGAACTACGTTACAGCCGTTTCCAAAGCAAAAAATGATCCATTGCTATTTCGCAAAG